CCACTTTTAGCCCCGCCGTCACCGGATAGGTGATGCGCTCAAGGATCGTGTAGACGCCCGGCGGCGCTATGCTGGTTGGCAGGTAATCAAGATTGCTCTTGATACCGCTGATAGTGCCCAGGCTGGCAACGATACCGGCGCGCACGGTGCTGTAGCTCACTCTGCGGCAACCCTATCAAGCCACGCCTGCGCTGCCTGCGCTTGAATATCTGCAACCGTGTCAGCCGATCTCTCGGCGGCGCGCTCCAGGAAGTCGTTCGGCTGCGTGCCCGGATGGTTGACGGACTTCGCAAAGAAATCAGTGCCGCCCACCTGCCAATGCAGGGCCTGGGCGTTGGTCGCCTCGATTACGTGTGGCGGCGTACCCTTGACGACCCAGCCCAGCAGGTCAAGATACTCATCCTCTGCCGTCACGCGGATCGGGTGGTCGGTGTTCGAGATAACCGCCCGCAGATGATCGGCTAAGTGCTCGCCTTGCTGGTCTGAGCGCGGCGCCTCCTGGCTGGCAACGTCAACCATCGCATCACCCATCGCCTTGTATGCTCCGGCGCGGGCTTTGCGATACTCTTTGCTTGCCAGTTTGTTAGCTAGTCGCTCAGGTGTCATGTGATCCTCAATGGATTGGCTGCCTGTCGGTAACGCTTCAGGATCGCGTCGGCGCGTTTTGGATACTTGCCGGTGTAGGCAACCTCACCAGTCCCGGCCACGCCCACAACATCAGAGAAACCGGCCTCACGACCGCGATAGATTGCGATTGCTATCTCTAGCGTCGCCTCTTTGATGTCGTCAGGTACGGTCGCGCCCCAGCCGAACATCGCGTGAACGGTGTAGGGCACGCCAGCAATCCAGCCGCCGTAGCCGTTAGATGACCAGCCGCGATAACCACGATGCCCGTAGCCGTAGACCACGCCGTTGCTTGACGCGACCACCAGCCGCCCATTTTGCTCAACATAGGTAGGCACGCTGTAGCCGGTCGGGGCCGTCACACTGGTCACTGTGCCTGCTACGAAGACCGGCAGCACTAGCTGATCAGAGCCGGTGCCGTAGACCGTTGCTGTGCCTGTAGCCGCGCTGTAGCCGTGCGTTACTTCGGTCAGCACAATGGCGCTGGCACGGTCGAGAGTGTCTTGGATCAAGGTGTCAGCATCGTCGGTCTGCGCGCCGATGCTGTCCATGTATCGTCTGAACTCTTCAACCGTAGCCAGGCTTGTCATTTGCGCTCCGGTTTGCGGTCGCCCTGCTTGGACGCGGGCTTGGTATCAGGATCAGGTTTATCGCGCCAATATGGTTCGGCATTACCGGTATAGACCGCATTGACCCAGGTATGACCCTGCTGAAAGTTAAGCCAGCGCAGGTATTCCGGCTTATCGTTGGGCTTGCTCACTTCTTTGGTTTCGGCTTGAACGGCGGCGCGGCGCCTGGGAACGGCTTCTTGGGCGGCTTGGGCTTGGGCGCGCCCGCTATAGTGATGCTCACTTGTTGGCCTCCGGTCCTTTGACGGCCTTGTTAGCGGGCGCTTGCTGCACGGCTTTGGTTTCAGGTGCGGCGGCCACGGCCTTGTCTGCCGGTGCCTCAGCCTCGGCGGGCTGCTCCTGCTCGTCTGCCACCAGGCCATACTTGCGCGCCTCGGCAATGGGCAGCGAACCGCCTACGCCAACCAGTAGCCGCAAGGCAGCCGGATCGCTTTCTTCGACCACGCGATTGTCAGCCGTCAGGAAATAACGCTTGTCTGCGATATACATCGGTTACTCCTTTAGCTCTGCGTGCCGACGACAGTCCAGGTAGGCGTCGTGTCGGTGCCTGTGTTCACGTAAACTTTGCCGTTAGTTACGTCCAGCAGTTCGCCGCCCTTCGGCACGCCCAGGCCGGTCGCGTCAACGCCGGGCGTGGTTTCAGCCACAGCCAGCGTCGGCGACGTGCCGGTCAGGGAGTTATTGGCTACAGTGATTGTGTTCACAGCGCGCTTGGCAACGGTGCCGCCGCTGAACGTGAGTAGCACGGTACCGATGCCTGCCGTCAATGAGCCTGCCGTGGCGACGATGTAGGACGTGCCGCCGTTGGTCAGTGCGTCTAGCGCCGTGTTGATATTGGCGAGTAGCGTCGCATTGGTTGCGGACCATGTGATTGCGGCGGTCGTGAAGCCGTCATAAGTTAGCTTGAACGTGCCGCCGGTCGGAGTGCCGCCGATGGTCAGCGTTTGCACTTCGTTGGTGCCCGCGACCGGCGCGCCTGCGTAGACGTAGGGCGAACCGAGCGCGCCCTCTATCACATGACCCCCGCTGATGATCGCGTCCATACTTGCCAGCACCGCCAGCAACAGGAAGCGCAGCATCAGCCCTAAATGTCTAGTTAGCATGTGCGATCTCCTTAGATACCTGTTACCCTGCAACATGCTGGGCGTTAGACCGAGGTGACGGTACAGAAAGCCGAAGGACGGTACACAGCCAGCGCCTCGCGCATTTCCGCACGAATTGTGATCAGGTTGGAAACGAAGTCCGTGCCGTTGGTGTTGGTCGCTTCGACCCGGATACCCTCGCGGTAGAAGACCTGCGCGCCGAGCTTAAAGGCGCCAACGAGCGCGGTATTCTGCGTCATGCTGGTGGTCAGGACCACGTTCAGGCCCCAGATGCGATCCGGCGCGGCGTCGGCGGGATTGCCCCAGATATACAGGCCGTCGGCGGTGCGGAGCAGCTTCACGTCCTGCCAGTCGAGCGGATGGAAGACCGCGCCGTCCGGCATGAAGAAGCCGGTGGACATGACCTTAACCATCGCCTTATAGACGGCATCAGGCACCGGATCTGCGCCCTTCGCCTGGGTTAGAATATTGGCGGTATTCAGGATGCCGGTCAGGTTCGGCGAGATGCCGTCGCCGGTCAGCAGTTGCGCGTCTTCGGTCATGCGGACCATGAAGGGCAGACGCTGGTTGATGTAGTCACGGATGGCGGGGAAGTCGGCGAACAGTTCATCAGTGACCGTCGCGGTGACGGCGATCTTGCGGACCGGCGCGTCAACTTCGCTGGTATCGAAACTAGCCTGCGGCTTGGCGCTACCTTCGGCTACGGTCGTCGCGGCGTTGGTGTAAGTGTCCTCGCGGATGTAGCGGATCGTGTTCATCGTGGTTTGGCCCTGCGCTAACAGGTCCGCGACGTGCGGCTGCTGCTGGCCCAGAACGACGATGCTCGGCTGGCGGTCATACTCGGTCAGGGTCGCGCCTGACGTGGTAAATGTCGCCTTGAAGCCGTAGGGCGCGTCATACTCCACGCCTGCGGTCTGCCCGCTGCGGCGCGTGTTGGCGGCGAAGCCCTTGTACTGCTCGCTGTTGATAAAAGCGTCGCCGATGGTCTTGCGCTCGGCGCGCTGCTCGGCGGCCTTCTTAGCGTCCTGTGCCGGGTCGCTACCGTCGCTGAAACTAAGCGGGCGGGCGGGCGTTTTGTATTCCTTGCTCGCCTGCTCGTACTGCTTGGCTAGGCGCCCGATTTCGTCTTCTTCCTGCATCTGCGAAATGCGGTCGGCGAGCGGCTTCATCTCGTCGTTCATCTCGCGCAGTTTCTTAACCTGATCCTCCGGCTTCATGTCGGCAGGTCGGTTCTCGCGCAAGTTTAGCCAGGTACGAACCTTGTCTTGATGTTCCTGCTGTGCCTCTTGTAGTGGTGTCATCTTCGGTTTACTCCATATGCGACGGCTTCCATGTCAAGGAAGCGTAAGGTTTCAGCAATCAATTGGTCGTCTAGGGATTTGCCGGGGTCGCCTGCCGCTAGCAGTTCTTCGATGATCGCCAGCACGTCGGCCAGCGAGGTCTTGAGACTGCCCAGCTTTTCGCGGTTCGCGCTACTGAGCACGCGGCCCTCTTTGGTCCTGGCGTCGTAACGGCTCTGCGCTCGCTTGGCAAATGCGCGAATGGCGGTCTCCACCATCAACGCCTGAGTGTCAAAGCCCCCGCCGGTCTCCAGCAGGTCCTTCGCACTCGTCAGCAAGGCTTGTCCGTTGGCAGGGACCGTGACCAACGAAACTTCATAAAGTGGGATAGCCTTGAGTAGCCGCCCGCGCCCGCCGGGTAGTTCCGGCGCGTCAACCATCTCGTCGTCAAGCACGTTGTAGCCAATAGATGTGGCTACGCTCTTGCCGCGCGCCATACGCTCATTGGCGGTTACGCGGGCTTCTTGCGCGGCGGTGGTCGAGTGGAAATCAGCGGAGAACCACAGGCCGTGGTCGTCTTCTTTGGCAATCTCAGGCGTGGCGATAGGCAGCGCGCCCCAGTCGTGACCGATGGCGATAAAACCGTTCTTCAGGAAGTCGCTCAGGTAGGGCGCGAAGGCGCCTCGTACCGGCTTCTCGTTCACACGGTCCCAATTATCCCAAGTTGAGCAGTACCCTGAAATGTTCCCGGAGCCATCGTTGTTGATCTTTAGGTCCGCGCCGTCAATAATCTTGTGTTCCACGCTGCTACCTCATGCCGCGAAGGGCATAGAAAAAGCCGATACCTTAGCTCGGTGGCTAGTAGGTATCGGCTTCAAAGAGCCTATATTAAATTGTGTTCAGCCGTTACTGCGGCGTTATAGTAAACTTGATCCTGATGTACTCATGCTCTGGATTAGGACCGGATGTAATCTCAAGAACGTATTCAACCAGAGCGCGTTTCGCTTTTATAATCTCTTGTGTAATCTCTGCACTCAAGAAACGTATCTTATCCTCAAGCACCCATTGAACGGCTTCGCCTGACAAGTCTTTCGGAAAGCCTACTACAACGCTACGTGTTTGCGCTGCTGCTAACTCTACGTTCAAGGCTTGTCCTTCACGTTCATCGCTCGGCAGTATGGGCACTTGATCTCCACGAAACTACCGGCTACAAGGTAAACGAGCGCCAGCACACGATTGCAGTTGTTACAGCGAAACGGCTGCTTGGGCTTCTGTTGTGTATTCTGCTGGTCTACTGCTGCAATCATAGCACATCCGTCCTGCGAAACGCAATAGCTTAGTTGTTGTCTGCCCACAACGATGCAACAACCGTCATGCCCACGGCCCACACTCTGCCGTTGCTGGCGATAGTCAGGTTATTGGCGTTCAGGCGCGCTACGTAGTCGCCGTCGGATAACAGGCGCGGGCGTATCTCTTGCATGTAGGCCGCAACGTCCTCGTTCACCTCCGCAATCGCCATGTCAAGGCGCGGGCTTTCGGCGGCGAACACGCGAATTGTCGAAGTAACCGTAGCCGGTGCAACAAGAACCATCAGCCAGTCTCCTTATGCCCGTTCGTATACAACGCCAGTTCCCGCCCTGTCTCTACCTTCACACCTGCCTCTGGCGCGCTCTTAGCGGGCACTGTGGCGTCGGCGGCAGGGTCAGCGCCCAGAGCAGCGGCCAGGGCCGGATGCATCGCCGGTGCCTGCTTGTAGACCTTATCGGCATCTTCGACCGGCCAGCCTGTCACCTGCCGCGCCTCGGAGCGCATGATGAAACCGGCGTTGAAGCCGACGGCCATGCGGGTGTACAGCGCGTTCTGGTCATCTTGCAGCGCCCGCACTTGCGACAGGTCGAAGTCCACCGTATCACCGGGCCGCCCGCCCAGAAGCGGTAGGAGCCTGTTTTGCAAGGTCATGGCGATCACGCGCTGCGTCGGGATAATGTTGTCGCGCCAGCCCTGTTCGCGCGCCTGCTCGAAGTTGGAGTAGGTCGCCTTATCCAGCCCCGCGCCCAGGCCCGCCACAATCGCAGGCACGCCCATCAGCGCCGATATGCGTTCTTCCGGCAGGGTCCGCAGCGCGCCCAGGTCCATCTCGGAGGGCGTAAACGATAGGCGGGTCACGTCGGCGGCGCCGTTCATCACGATTGGCTCACCACGCTTATCGCCTTGCGTGGCGGCCATCATGTCGTGCTTGACTATGCGCGCATCCTCACCCGTGATCACCACGTCACCCTTTGGCGACACAATGAAGCCGGGTATGCCCATGTTACGCAGCAAGGTTGCCGTATACTGCGCTGCCTCTTCGTCGGTGTAGATTTCGCGGTGTGCAGCGTTCAGGCGGGATACGCCCATGCGCTGATTGCGTGGGTCGATACCGCGGCGGAAGTGCATCACCATCTGGTACTTAGGGTCGAGGTCGATCCACGCGCCTGAGCGGTACACCTGCCAACGGCTGATGAACTCGGTCGCGCTGCCGATGGGCCGGATAGCGAAGTTCGGCTCGTACCAGATTTCCACCGGGCGGCCCGAACCGTTCAACAGCACGATCCAATAGGCGTTGCCGTCAAGGTTGTAGCTTTGGAGCGTCGCCTGCCACAAATCAAGGCCGGTGTAGTACTGGTTGGGCGTGTCAATTAAGCGCAGCAGGTCATGCTCGTTGATCGTGTCTACTTGATCGCCGACGCGCCGATGCACGCGCAAGGGCGCTTCGGGGAAGGTGGTCGTGACCCAGTTGATGCAGGCCATCACGATAGCATTGGCGTCGGGAGGCCCGCTCTCCTGGGCGAAGTTGATCGCCGTGTTACCGTTGCCACCGCGCCACATATAGCCGGCGCTATCGCCAAGATACCAACTACTTTGGGCGGCGTCGTAGGCGAGCAGTTCCTTGTAGTTACCGCTGACAACCGCCTTCACACGCTGCCATACTGTAGGCTTGTTCATTTCGCTACTCCCCAGCCGGTGTTGCCGAGCATAAGCTCAGTCAAGGCGTACACCAGCGCGTCCAGGCGGTCCGGGCTATCGCCGCCAGCAACCCAGGACGTTAATTGTTCTTCCAGTTTCCCCAGGCCCCGCGCATGATGCACGCGGTTCTGCTCGTATAGCGCAGCCACCGGCTCGGCGCGCACACGTTTACCCTGCTTGGCATGGATCGTCTTGATCGGCAGGGTATCGCGCACCGTTCGCAGCGTGCCCTTCGCCATGTCGCCGCCCTGGTTGGTCTCGATAATCACGCGGTCGGCATGCCAGCGGTCATAAGCGGCCACAGCGATATTGGCCCACTCGTTCGGGCTGTAACGCCCGCTCAGGTCTTGCAGCACGTAACCCTGCTTGTCCTTGCCGAGCGCGGCCACAATAATGCCGGTCTCATCCGATTCATCACCCGCCGTAGTTGCCGGGTCAATCGCCACCACAGTACGCAGTAGCTTGTCAGGCTCAGGCGCTTCGACGCGAAAGCCTTCAACATCAAACATGCCCAACTTCCAGAGCGCGCCGGGCGTATCTTCCAGCAGTTCGCCCTCTAATTCCTGCCTGCCGAGCCGCGTACCCTCGTAGCGTGCGATAATCTGGTCCCTGAACGTCGGCGCCAGGTTCGCCAGGTTGTCGTAGGTGCTGCCCCGCGTGACCGCGACGTGCGGCATAGCTAGCAACTCCTTGAGTACCTTCGTCGGCTTAGGCGTGGTGCCGAACGCGGCGCGCGGGCGCTGGCCGAGGCGTAAGCCCATCATCAGGTTTGACAATGTCTCCAGATTGTCCCAGCTCGCAACCTCGTCGCCGATTGCCGCGTCGTGTTGCGGCCCGCGCAACTGATCCGGCTCCTCTGCGCTGTAGGCCGTAGCTATCGCGCCATTGGCCCATGTCAACCGGCGCTTGCTCGGCTCATACTTGGGCCTGTTGTCCGCTCGGCTAATCGCCATAATGCCGCTCTCACCCTCTATAAGCACGTCACGGGCATCGTAAGGCGTGCGGGCCACTAATGCCATGCGATGCGCCCCGCCTTCGACTTGCGCCCGTAGCCACTGGGCCAGCGTGCGCGTCTTGCCCCAACCGCGCCCGGCCATGATCACCCAGATCGCCCAATCACCGGCGGGCGGCAGTTGGTTCGGGCGGGCCTGGAGGTGCCAGCGGTATCTAAGTTCCTGCCGGATCGCTAACAACCGCTCGCGCTCGTTCGGTAGCAGCAGCGGCGATCCGGCTAAGTTCGTCGAGTAAGTCATAATCCGTCTTGTCTACCAGATGATGCGTGTTGTCCGTCTTGATCGGCGCGTCGAGGCCCATCAGTTCGCGCTCTGCTTTAAGCGCGCTCAGCACGATAGCGAGATCCTTCTTGCCCCACGCCGCCCGCCGTGCCTCGCGTATCTCAGCCAGCACCGCCGCCTTCTGCTCGGTTGTGTCGCCCAACATCTCGGCGCGCCACTGGGCGTCAAGCGCCTTCAGGTCGTTGTGTATCGTCACGTAAGACCACGGCTTGTTAGTCTCAGGGTTGACGTGCTCGGTCGCCAGCGCCGCCGCTATCTCGCGTTCAGTCGCGCCACGCAGCCGCAACTTGGCAACGAGACGGCGGCGATTGTCTGCTATTTCTTGCTGATTAACTGTGCTTGTCATGTGCTAACCCTGTTGTGCTAAATGACTAACTCAATCGGCGCTATGCCTTCGGCTTCGGCGCGGCGCAACGCCAAATCACAATGACGCGGCTCTAACTCAATTACGCGCGCCTGCCTGCCGGTACGCTCTGCCGCAATCAATAACCCGCCTGACCCACCAAAGCCGTCAAAGACAATCGCCCCGTCAGGACTTACACGCTTCACTAAATCAACCAGCACGGCTATCGGCTTGACTGATGCATGATGGCCCACTATGCCGTCGGGCAACTCTTTGCCTAGCGTTGTGGGGCTGTAGACGTCGTGCATGAACGGGTGAACGTCATTCCATTGGCCTTTGCCGATACTGCTCACTAGGATGGCTTCTGACTTCAGAAGCCATCCCCGCCACGGGAATGTTTCATCGTTCGGCTTATACATCCACAGCATCCGCTCGAACTTGTGACCCGCTGCGCGTGTTGCGTCAAGCCACTCAGGAAACAGGCGCGGCGATTGGAAGGCCACGATCACGGCGTTGTCTACAGGCAACACGTCAAGGCACCCGCTGAATAACTCGCGTAGCCCTTCAGGATCGTCGTTTGTGATGCCCTCGCGGTTAATACCATAAGGCGGGTCAGTCACTACTGCCTGAGCGCGCTCCCCGCCCATCAGCCGCGCAACGTCATCAGCCTTCGTGCTATCGCCGCACATGAGCCGATGCATCCCCACGCGCCAAACGTCCCCAGGCTGCACCCGCGTATCACCAGCGGCAGGCGTTGTGTCGAACTCGTCTCCACCGTTGCCCGCCTCTTTCGGCTCCACCAGCGAGGCCATGAGCGCGTCCGCCTCGTCCTCATACCACAGCCCCGCCAGCAGGTCAGGCTCGTCAAGCAGCACGGGCACATCCCAATCAAGACCGACCTGACCAGCGCGATTGTCCTCGATAGCGAGCTTGCGTACTTCTTTGCTGCCGGGCGTCAGATCGTCGCGTACCACGATCACTGGGCGCTTGCCGTCCGAATGAACAACCAGCGCCTCGGTCATACCGGCGTTCAGCGCCGCCTCATGGCTCTGGCTGCCGATAAACAACTCTCGGTCGCTGGTGGCGACGAACGAACGGGCGGCCCCACGTTCGCGCATACTGTTCTCGGTCATACCCAGGCCACGCGGGGTGCCCTTGTTCGCGTTGTTCCGCTGCGGTCGAAATGCCTCCAGCGGCACTATCTCTATCGTCGGCTCACTCACGGCTAGTTGCTCCCCTGCATTGTTTTAATCACGGCGCGGTCAGCAGCACGCTATCGCCGCCGTTGTAATACGCCGTCACCTCCCCCGCGCTCCACGCTCGGTTATACAAGCCCAGGCCGCGCAGCAGGAACGTGGCGAAGTCACCGTTGAAGTCAAGTTCGTTGTTGGCGCTGTAGAAGCCGGTCCCGGCCGCAGAACCATCAACAGCGCCGTCGATATACAGGGTAACGAAGTTGCTGGCGTTGCGGGTGATTACTACCAGATGCTTGCCGTCATCACAAACGCTGGTGGCGCCGAGTGCGACATAGTTGCTGCTGCCGGTTCCGGCTACGAAGCGAATACAGCCGCCGACGAACTCAACAAGGTATTCTACGTGCCCGATGCCAGGGCCGTTCTTGAACATGATGTTGGCATCGGTAATCGAACTGGACGGTTGTATCCAGAACGCGATAGTTAGCTCTTGGCCCAGGTTGATCGCCGCTACACCGGCAACGAGCGTGTACGTAAACTCGTCAAACGACAGCGCCAGTTCCGGGCCGTCCCACGCGGCAAGCCCGATGCTGGTGCCGTCGTCATTCATCATCGTACCGTTGTTGCCGGTCAAGAACGTGTCCTGGTTCAGCGGCCAGTATTCGGAGTAGTCCACCAGATCGGCCAGCATCGGCGCACCACCTCCGCCGCCCACAGGCGCGCTCTGCAAGCCTTTGCCGCCCCTGATTGCGGCGATAGGTACGCTCATCTATAGCTCCGAGTAGTAACCGGCTTCGACGGTAATATGGCCCGCCACGCTGGTTTGCACTTGTAGCCGCTTGTTAGCCGTCGCCAACTTCTTTTTGCCGCGCGGGGTGATCTGAACCGTGCCGTTTGCTGGCAGATAATACGGCCCGAAGACAACGGCACCGCTGGTTTCGCAAGTGAGCGTCACGGTCATGGCCGTGTCAACGCTGATGATCAGATCGGTAATTACTAGCTTTTGCCCGCTTGCAGGAAGGTCGGTCACGGGTGCAGCCGATGCGCTTCTATCGGCGCTGGTATAGGGCACACCTGTCACGCCCCAGACGGTAGTCCAGGCCGGGCCGTTGTCCAGCGTCGGCAGACCGTCGTCGTCACGCGAGGTCACGGTGATACTGCCGCTCACATAGTCGCTGATGCGCGCCCTGAACTCATCATAGTCCTTCACGTCGCCTGTGAACGCGCCAGGCGAACTTGTGCCGCCCGCCGCGCCGTAAGCGAAGCTGTTCAACACAATCGGGCGCCATGTGCCGCCGGTCAGCCGCGCCTCGAAGTTGACGCGACCAATGAAGGTGCCGCTAACGTCGACGACAATCCGTTCAGCGGTCGTGATGTCGGCGCTTGAACCGTTGCCGTCTGCCGTGGCTGCTGCTTGCAGGGATACTGTCGACATGAATTACCTCGCTCTTTATGTAGCTCATAACCCCAACCGGCGCCGCCCCGTGGCTAGCGGACCATCGGCGCCGGGTCTACCCAGACAGTAAGGAGAAGGTTCGGAATAGTCGAATTTTGGGCAACAAAAAGCGGGTGCCAGTCGCTAGGACCAGACACCCGCTGAGTTTCATCACATGCGGTTACTGCCGCAATAATAGCACGCCTGAGTACGTAAAGTCAATCACTACGCCGCGCCGTAAATATCTTGCTCTGGACTGGCGGTCTTGCTCGTCTTAACGGTCGGTCTGCCGTTGCCGCGTAACTC